CCGTCGTCATCCTCCGCGGCAATCCCGCATGCAGCCATCAGGCTGTAGCGTCGGGCATAGGTCAACGCTGAACCGTAGCCCTGCGGGTCATGCTTGGCAGCAGGAACATGCAGACGGCCACCGCGCAGAGTCTCACCAGACTCATGCATGAACACGGTCTCCACGATCACACCGTCCTGGCACTCGCTGGTCTCCTGGTAGACCGCAATGCCGGCTTCCAGCAGGGCGTCGTTTACCGCCTCAAGACAGCCGGCAAGGTCGGCGTATTTGCTCCTGAAGTGCGGGTTTGTGGACGTCTTCAGTGCGGGCGCGAACGCCCTCTTGGCGGCCACAAAGGCCTTGGCAATGGCACTCATGCTTGCTCCTTCTCCTCGTATGGTTGAACGATTCCGGTCTCGTGGTAGTAGCGCAGCTTCCCGTCGAACTCAAACACGGCATCCCTGATGGACTCATGGACCCGCAGGTCTGCCTCGAACAGAAAGATCCGCAGTTCCACGCCCTGATACAGAACGCAGACGGCACCCCAGGACGCATCCATGATGGCCATCTGACCCTGTAGCTGCAGGGGTCCACGGTAGACAGCCGGGATCTTTTCAGGCCATACGCGGGTCAGCTTGGCTTCCAGTATCCCCATGCCGTGAAGCTGGATGCTGTCGGCACCGATGACATAGATGCCGCGCTCCGGGTCCGTGGTGAACTCCTGGCCAGCAGCAACACCAGTGCCGTCAAGCGAACACTGGAATGGCCATTCAGGATGACGTTGCGCGACGGTGTAGTCCGTCACTACATCGGTGAGTCCTAGCCTGCTGGCTGCCTCACTGATGATGTGAGGCTCGATGGTGTTTCCCCATCGCATAGCCTCGTTGGTGATGTCTTCGCGCTGGATGCCGTCCATCGCGGCAATCGATACCTGCAGTTCCTGATTGGGTGTCGAGTATTTCGACAACCCGAAGAGAGCCGGCAATCGTGATGCACTCATCACGGTGTCGGATGTGACCTTTCCTACCATTCTTTCCTCCTGAATCGGTAGACACGCACGGTTCTAGCGTGCGCTGCTGGATGCGTGGCTTGTGTGTAGCCACAGGGTTCCCACTCCTTGCCACGGAAGACCGCGGAAAAGACTAGGGGGGTGGTGTCTTCTGGCAGTTGTGACTCCTCTCTCAGATCGTTGACTGAAATTTCCCCGCGTTCCCACGCAAGGTTCTTGGCTAAATTTCTCAGCGCCCCCAGTACATCAGGGTTCCGCGCCTCGATGCTTGCCAAACCGGCATCTTTCAAGGCCTTGCCGGCCTGCAGATCGGGCTTCGTCATGCTCAGTCCCCCGGTCGATGTGTGCCTGCCATGATGATGGTCAGTTGACCCGGTGACACTGCCCGATGACTGCCCGTCGGGAACCACGCAGGCGCATCTAGATGCCCTCCGGCATCATCGCGGTATCGGTTTGACGCGATGGTCTCTGCTGCAGTCAGCAGCAGGCTAGGCGCCCAGCAGATGCGCTGGTTTTCCTCTGCTGGCCATTCGCATGATGGAGTGCGGAAATCCCTCATAGCCCTATCCCGATCAGCAGGCCTATGCCGATGCCTAGTACCGATGCCGTCAGCAGATCCAGGATCCACGCGGGAACCCTGGAATCGGGCTTGTAAGGGTGTCTGTCGATCATGCTGCCTCCAATCGATCTATGAGCATTGAGACCTGCTGCGCATGCCATCTCATGCTGCCGGCAGGGGTTTGGATGTTTCGGGCTTCAAGGCCTGCTGCTATCTCCCTCAGAGACTTTGCCCCTGATGCCTTGACGTCGTCCAGAATGGGCCGGATCCGTTCAGCGTATGCTGATGCTTTGGCAGCAGCGATTGCCCCTGCTGCGGCAGCACCATGCGAAGGCGTAGGACTGCCAAGTTTCCTGCCGCGTGCCTTGACTGCTGCCAGTGCCGCCCGGGTTCTCTCCGAGATTTTCCGAGCCTCATACTCGGCAAACACTGCCATCACCTGTAACCATGTCGCATCCGCTTCAGGGGCATCGGCGCACCTGAATGCAACCTTGCTCTCCAGTAGGCCACTGATGAAATGGACATTGCGGGCAAGCCGGTCTAGCTTCGCGATCAACAGCACGGCACCGACACGCTTCGCGTGCTGCATGGCTGCAGCCAATTGGGGCCTGTCTGTCTTGCGACCGGATTCCACCTCGGTGTATTCCGCCAAGATGGAATCATGGCCAGCGAAGCGCTGGACGGCTTCACGCTGGGCTTCCAGGCCTAGCCCGGATCGTCCTTGCCGATCCGTGCTGACCCGGTAATACGCTACATATGCAGCCATCAGGCAGCCCTCCGGACGATTTCCCACTGCGTGCCGATGGTTCCTGATGTGCGGGGAACTTCCCGCAGGATGGTGCAAATCCAGCCGTCAGCTGCAGCATCTTTGGCGGCCTTGCGTGCAAGCATGAGATTAGGGTATGCGTCCCAGAACTGGCGGCGATTGTTCTTTACTGCTTCGATGGCGTAATAGCGTGTCATGTTCGTCTACTCCTAGTTGTATGTCGTTTTAGGCAGCCATCAGGCGGCAACCTTCAGGCCTTCCGCCTTTTGCTGGGCATGCAGGAAGTCAGACGCCTTTTGCGCAAGGGAAGCAGCGCGGAAGATAGCCCGCTTGTCTTCCTTGCAGGCCTTCAGCCAGCATCCGATGTAGCCAGCATGGCGAAGCTCGCCACTGATCCCGTGGTCTTGACACAGGAAGGCTGCAGACAGTTCTGCAACCAGTTCCTCGAAAGCGTAAGAAGGGGAAGCGAACTTGCCGGAGAGCTTGCGATCAAGCCTTGAATCGTGGCCAGTCCAGTGCGCCAGTTCATGGAAGGCCGTGGCGTAATAGGAGGCAGGATCCTGAAACGTGGACTTGTGCGGAAGCTGGATCCGGTCTTGCCCGGGGCTGTAGAAGGCTGCATCGCCACCATGAGAGATTCGGGCACCAGTGCCAGCAATGAGGGCTTCAGCGTTCGAGTCAATCTGGAACTGATCCAGCACGGTAGGGGCTGCGGGAACTTCCGCGCCTTCGACCTGCTGGGCATTGAAGACGTAGAAGGTTTTCAGGACAGCATAGGAGACATCTTCATCCTCGCCAGTAACCTGATCCTTGAGGGTTTTGCTGATCGGGCTATAGAAGATGATCTGTGTACCCTTGCTGCCTTTCTTGACCGATGCGCCACGATCTGACCATTGCTTGAAGGTGGCCCAGTAGGGCGAGGAGAACCCCTGCGCCATGCTGCTGATGCCCAGCAGCATGCGGTTCACGCCTTGATATGCCTTGCCACTGACGATGGACTTGTCTGCCGTGCTGTCTGCCTTCCAGGGCTTGACCCATGGGGCTGCGCCTGCTTCCAGTTCAGCGATGATCCGGTCAGTGACTTGCTGATAGATGTCCTGTGTCATGTTCGTCTACTCCTGTTGGGTTGTTCGCATTCGTTGATGCGATGGAGTGAACTGTACAGTGTTCCCGGCAACTGTCAACAACCCAAAGCATAGGGACAAACCCTAATGTGTGTATCCGGCAACAATGCCAGCATGGACAGACATGGTCTGATGGTGCGCATCAGTGCGGAAGCGGCGCGGATGCTGCGAGACACTGCCAGCAGGCAGGGCAGGACGCAGGCTCAAGTAGTGGAGTCGCTGATCCTGCAGCACTGCGGAGGCATCACGGCCAGCAGACACAGCATGGAGGACATCACAGCATGGCTGACGAGACACAGCACCAAAGGCTTGCGCAAGTGATCCTGGACGCAGCCAAAGAGGGCTTCGCAATGCCAGCAGAAGCGATTACATGGGCTTTGCAGGTAACGGGTGACGTCCAGGGTTCAGGACTCGCCACTCCGGAGCTTTGGAGCTTCCTGCGAGACCTGGAGCGATCCGCGGCATGATCAACATCTACGTCGCTGGCCAGCCAGTGGGCAAGGCAAGGCCGCGGGTCACGCGATCAGGCAGGGTCTACACGCCGAACAAGACCATGAAGGCGGAAGCCAGCATCCAGGACGCAGCCCGTGAGGCGATGCATGGCCAGCAGCCGCTAGAGGGTCCGGTCTATGTCAGTGCGGCATTCAACATGCAGATTCCGACATCCTGGACGAAGGGCAAGCAGAGCAAAGCACGAAGCGATGAACTGATGCCTACAGCGAAGCCTGATCTAGACAACTTGGCCAAAACCATCCTGGATGCACTGAATGGCATCGTGTACCGAGACGATAGCCAAGTGGTTCAGCTGGCCATCAGTAAGCGGTACTCAGACGAGCCGGGGACGTTCATCACGATCAGGCCAGCATGAGCTGCGAAGACTGCACCAGAGACAAGAGCATCACCCTGATCAACAACAGCCAAGTCTGCAGCTACTGCGAGGCTTGGCGCATGGAGTGCGAAGCAAGATGGATTCTCAAGACATTCCCAACGACAAGGCGCAGCAAGCATCACCCGCAGACAGTGCGGGACTGGCTGGAGGTGCTCAGGCTAAAACGAGGGGCAGACCACGTAAGCAGGCTACGGTCAGTGATGGCTTCCATCTACCAGCAAGGCCGGAAGTAGCGCAGACAGAGAAACAGGACGGACGTAAGTTCATCGTCCTGCCGTTCCGCGTCTATCACGACAAAGAGATCACCCGGCAAGCCCTGCGCGTACTGGTCATGCTGGCAGCCCATGCAAACCGAAACGGGTTCCTGTGGTGCGGCATGCAGCGCATCGCAGATGACCTCGGAGTCACCCAGGAAGCAGTCAGCCAGCAAGTGGTCAAGCTGAAGCAGTCCGGGTACATCGAGGAAACAGCCAAGCCCTACTACGGTGGGCCAACAGCACGGACAGCAACCCTGCGCATCATCTATGACCCAACCATGAGCGCCGAGGATGTCATCTCCAGAGACTCACGCAGTGATGACCTTCTGCCTAACATTCAAGAATCGAATGGGTCGATAACTAGCTTGAATGACAAAGTAGTCGATTGTCGTCAAGAGCCTCGTTCGGCGACAAAGCAGGACCTCGAGCGACTGCTGCCGGCATTGATCGCTGAGGTCCAGGCTCGCTACCGATCTGAAGGCCTGCCTGCTCCGACTGGTGACCGTCTAGCACGGGAGGTCGCTGACCTCACCAGTGCGAAGCAGCGTAGCGGCACTCTGCTGGCCTGATGTCATGCCTGCAATCGAACGGATGCAGGCTTGACGGGGTGGTAGGGGTAGGCAAAGCGAAGCAGGACGGGGCGGGTAGACCAGCAGGACGCGAAGGGTCTGCCGGAGCGAGAGGCACCCTTCGCCCCCCCGCCCCTCACCCTAGCGGTGTGGGTATTCCTCACAATTTTTCCCCAGGAAACCTAGTCCCCTGCCTCGTTTGCTGCGAAGGCGGTGTTCATGGACTTGCTGGCCAGTGTCTGTCGCAGTGTCTTCAGCATGTTCAGTCTCTCCTGACGAACCTCTTCTGACACTGCTGTTTCAATTACTGTTTCTTCTTTCTGTTTTATAGCCGCGTGGCGACCTACCCTAGGGTCGTCTGGCGACCTACCGTAGGTCGTGTGGCGACTATCGATAGTCGTCTGGCGACCTACCCCCTGTGGGGTGCTGAGGGTGTAGTGGTTGGACTGTTTGATGCCGTCTTTGCTGGTGCGTTGGACGGTGATGAGTCCATTGGCTTCCAGTGAGCGCAGGTGTGTTTTGACGGCTGTGATGCCCATGCCGCATTCGTTGGCCAGTGTGGCGTGTGATGGGTTGCACTGCCGCGTCTTTGGGTTGACGTGGCTGGCCAGCATGATGAGCAGCAGCTTCTGCAGGCTTGGCAGCGTTTGCTGCGTAGCCCATGACATGGCGTTGAAAGCCATTGGGTGCTCTCCTTGGTCAGTGGAGACGTCACTGGAGGATCCACGGCAGGACGGTGACTAGACGTCTTTTCGGGAGCTACCCTAGCCGGGATGATCAAAGTCTATCGCATTCCCCTGTTGCATTGTTGCCGGCAACACTGATACACTGGCATTCCCAACAACGCAGGAGATTCCTGATGGCTTATGAGATGAGAGATGGTTCTGGCACTTTGTTCAAGGTGCAGGAGAAGAAGAGTGAGAAGTCTCCGGACTACACCGGGGACTGCATGATTGGTGGCGAGGTCTACCGCATGGCGGCCTGGATCCGTGAGAGTGAGTCTGGCCGCAAGTTCATGTCCTTCAAGTTCGAACCCAAAGAACAGCAACAGGCCAAGCCTGCAAAGCCAGCCTCTAAAGGCCGGTATGACGACGAGGGAGACGTACCCTTTTAGGTCGAACCCGGTAGATCACATCAACATCAACGAAGGACCCTAACCCATGTTGGCTGAACTGATTGCAAAGCGCGACGCGCTGCAGGTACAGATTAATCACCTACAGGATCAAGAGCGAAAAGAGCGTATTCGAGCCATCAAGCAATGGATGGAGCGTTATGCGATCACGCTCGATGACATCCAGATCAATCCGAAGCAGAAGGTCAAAGTCAAGTACATGCTGGACGGCAAGACCTGGACTGGCCGCGGGAAGCGTCCGGCCTGGGTGCGTGATGCTGTTGCTGCTGGACGGTCTTTGGAAAGCCTGTTGGTATGAGCTACAACATCCTAGAGTTGGATGTGATCCGCTGGGCTGAGGCTCGGCGCATCATCCCAAACTCGACACCGCTGGCGCAAGCCATCAAGACCACCGAGGAGGTGGCTGAGCTTCTGAAGGCTCTCAGCCGTGGTGACATGGCCGAGGCCAAGGATGCGTATGGCGATGTCCTGGTGACGCTGATCATTGGTGCAGCCCTGGCCGATGTGGATCTGGTGGACTGTCTTGAGCAGGCCTACGAGACCATCAAGCACCGCAAGGGCTACTTGACCAAGGATGGCATCTTCGTCAAGGAGGGGCAGTGAAGTACGACACCACCCGCTCTGATGCTGTGCTGGCTTTCTGCTGGGAGCCTCGCACGCTGGTGCCAAGATGAGCTATTGCCTGAACTGCAGCGGAAGCGGAGAGGGCATGTTCGACGGCAGCAGATGCATGGTCTGCAAAGGAACAGGCAGTGACCCTAGACACCAGGAGGAAGAAGACATGCAAGTGGATACCGAGCAAATAGAGTGGATCAACAGCCGAGTGCTGCCGGATGCGGACACGACGCTGTTGTTGTACAGCGAGTCTGAAGGCGACATCTTTACTGGCTACTTTGATTCCATTAGGAAGATGTACATCAGCAACCTGACCAAGCAGCCCATCAAGGATGTGGGTGCCTGGGCAGTCATCGAGGGGCCGTGATGTTTGAACCCAAGCGAACAGAGCCAAGCTGGAGCCTGATGAAGGAGCCGGCGCGGTACACAGACTCATCCAGCACAGACGTCCAGGCTACCTGGAGGCGCTTTGGCTGGTTGCCCAGATCCGAAAGGATGGCCCATGAAGCACAGAAAAAACAGTGAGAGTGCGTCGATCATTCTCATCATTGGTGGCGTGATCATCTTTGGCATGGCGCTGTTTGCGCTGTGGGTGTCATGACACAAGACACAAAGCAGACACCATGCGACAGGTGCGGCAAGGTCACCAGGGATGGGGATGTGCACACCTGCACGCCACGCCGACTCACCGACGAGGTGATCGCGGATCTGTGGGCACGCAACGGCACCTATCACCACCACTTTGCCAGAGCCATCGAGCGCTGGCTGAGAGGCGAAGAATGAATGATCCAGTGAATCATCCAAAGCACTACACCGAGCATCCCAGCGGCATCGAGTGCATTCAGATCACGGAGCACATGGGATTCTGTCTTGGCAATGCGATGAAGTACATCTGGCGTGCTGACTTGAAGAACGATGCCATCGAGGATCTTCGCAAGGCAGTCTGGTACATCGAGCGTGAGATCGAGCGTCGCAGCGAATGAAACACAGCTACGCAGCGGTGCGGCAGATCCTGCAGCAGTGTGGTCCGTTGACCATGCATGAGGTTGCTGCGCACTTTCCTGATGTGCCGTACCAGGATGTCGGATCCATCCTGCACAAGATGCACAAAGGCTTGGCAAAGCAGCAGGTCTACATCGTGCGCTGGACGTACTACGGCATTGGGCGCAGATACCCTCGGGCTGTCTACGCTCTTGGCTGTGAGCCTGATGCTGCCAAGCCTGTGTTGGAGTCGAACGCCGAAAGGCTCAGGAGGCAGCGAGAGAAGAAGAAGTACATCAAGCGTATAGCGAACAGCGTCTGGACATGGAGACCGGGCGCATGATCCGCGAGACTGCTGACAAGGTTGCCGTGGTGGACACGGACTACTACTGGCAACCGATGAGTACCTGTCCGCTGTCTCGCAAGGTGCAGTTACTGACTGTCGGCATGGTTGCCGTGTACGGTCAGTACGATGGAAAAAGCAAATCCTGGCTTGGATGGGCACCACTGCCAAGGATACCGGAGGGATTGAAACGTGAAGTGCCCACACTGCGGAACGTGGACGGAAGTCCGTGAAACCCGTGATCGAGGAGATCACATTTACAGAAGGTATGTATGCGCCAATCTACACCGATACTCAACGAAGGAAACCTTGGTGCCGGGGAGTTTCCGCCTCACCCTGCGGAATCGGCGACCGAATTGGGAGCAGACGACTCCAACGACATGAGTCTGCCGGCATGGGAAGTCATCCGTACTTTTCTGCTGGTGGTGGTAGTGGTTGGAACAACGGCGCTCATCGCAGCGCTCATATGAGATGGCAAGAACACCGACGAGCAAGGCAATCCCCAGTCTGAATGGCTGGGGTGGTATCCGATCTGTGCAGCGCCGACTGGAGCGCTCTGCGACCATCGTCCACAATCGTGAGGCTGTGGCCTACGCACTGCTGTGCATGGCCAACACCAAGATCACGGACATCATGACCTGGGATGACCAGGGGAACATCCAGGTCAAACCCAGTGACGAGATCCCAGAACACGCCCTGCAAGCCATCAAGTCCATCAAGGTCAATGAGCGAGCAGACAAAGAAGGCAATGTTCTTCGCACTCTCGACATCGAGCTTTACGACAAAGTGGGTGTCCTGCGTCTGCTGGCGAAGGCAAGCGGATTGCTGGATGCTCCCGAAGACAACGAAAAGCCGTCCGTGCTTGGCATCAATGTGCTGTCGCCGGAAGTGGTAGACGCCAACGTCAAATGAAATCCACTGACAGGGTTCGCGCACTGCGCCAGCGCCGATCAGCCCAGGGTCTGGTCCGCATGGAGGTCTACATCATGCCTGATGAGAAGCAGGCTCTTGCTGACTTTCTCAAGCAACTAGAGCAAAAGCGTCGCGCACGCAAGGTCATGCAATGAAGACCAAGGAATCATCACCGAAAGAGTTGGCTACTGCCTCGCTGAATCTGGACTTCAGGCAAAGCCCGACGGTCTGGCAGTTCCTGCAGGACGATTCCTTTGTCCGCGGCATGCTCGGCCCGGTGGGTAGCGGCAAGTCTTACGCTTGCTGTGCCGAGGTGATGATGCGTGCCGTCAAGCAAAAGCCGTCACCTGTTGATGGCATCCGCTACAGCCGCTTCGCCATCGTGCGTAACAGCTACCCGATGCTGAAGACCACCACCATCAAAACGTGGCTGGATCTGTTCCCCGAGTCCACCTTTGGTCCCTTGCTGTGGACGCCACCGATCACCCATCACATCCGTCTGCCAGCCCGCGGTGAGGCTGCTGGCATTGACTGCGAAGTGATCTTTCTGGCTCTTGACCAGCCCAAAGACGTCCGCAAGCTGCTGTCTCTGGAACTGACGGGTGCCTGGGTGAACGAGGCTCGGGAGTTGCCCAAGGCAGTGATTGACGGTCTGACTCACCGTGTTGGACGCTACCCGACCAAGCGGGATGGTGGTGCCACATGGTCCGGTATCTGGATGGATACCAACCCGATGGATGATGACCACTGGTGGTACAAGCTGGCCGAGGTGGAGAAGCTGACGGGTCAGTTTGCCTGGAAGTTCTACAAGCAGCCCGGTGGCGTTGTGCCCGTCTCAGGC